TATAATCGGGGACAGTGCAGACAATGTGCAGTACTTTAGGGGTAAGGGTAGGGTGTTTGCTGGTAAGTATTTAAAAGACTGCACCACAAAATATCAATACACAAGAAAGCTATACGAATTATTTAAACAAGAATACAAAGGTAAAGCAAGACAAAAATACACAGAGTGCTATCACCTTTTAAAATTAAGAACACAATGAAAGATAAAATAGTAGAAGATTTAAAAAGAGAGTTTGACATAAGAAGTTGTGTAGGGATAGACAAATACAAAACAACCTTACAAGACAATAACAAAGATGATTTTTTGCAGCACTTAAAAGAAGAACTTATGGATGCAACATTATACATACAAAAACTACAAAGCAATGGATAGCATAAAACTAATTAAAACACCAATACAAGCATATAAATTATTATTAGAAAAAACTGATGTAGATGTATATAAAAAAACTAGGGTACGAGTAGTGATAGAACATCGTGCTTTTTTTTGTTATATATTAAGAAAGAAGTTTAAAATGACATATCACGCAATAGCAATTTTTATGCGTAAACAATCAGAGATAAATTCTTATGATCACGCAACTGCAATACACGCAGTAAGACAATTTGATATATACAAAAAAGCATCATTTGAATATTTTGATAAACTTGAAAGTCATTTTATTATACCAAAGCATTTTGAATACTCTGAACTTTCTAAACTATTAACTGTTCAAAAAGATTATACAAAAGCATTACAAAAAATAAATAAATATGAAAAAAAGATATATTCAAATCTTACTGATAATGAAATAGAGTATAGAGATTTAGATGAAGCACAAAAGAAACAATATGATGAAAGGGCAAGTATAGTATTGAAGTCTTTTAGTTGGAAGAAACCAAAAAATGAATATGAAATAATAAACTGTGGATCGTGATAAAAACGGGAAGTGATTTTAGCGGAGTGGGTGCATTTGACCAAGCCTTAAGAAAGTTAGGTATTGACTATCAAACTGTGTATGCTTGTGATTGGGATAAATACGCAAGGCAAACCTATATAGAAAACTATGGTGAACCAATGTATTTTCCTAAAGATGTTTATGAGAGAGAAATACCAAAAGAAAGTTTAGATTTATATATGACATCACCACCTTGTCAAGCATTTAGTCTTGCTGGAAAACGTAAAGGTGAAGATGATGAAAGGGGTATCTTGTTTTACAACTCACACGAGTTTATACAAAAGAACAATCCAAGATATTTTATATTTGAAAATGTTAGGGGTTTATTGTCAGATGCAAATGGTTTAACTTTTAAAGTATGGTTAGATATGTTAGGTGGTAAATCAGTTAACGGTAACCCAGTTTTGTTTCCAAATGAAAAATCAACTCCATATCATATATATTGGCAAGTGCTAAACGCAAAACACTATGGTGTTCCACAGAACAGAGAAAGGGTTTTTATTATTGGTATAAGAGATGATGCAGATAACACCTTTAGGTTTCCAAAAACACAACACCTAACAAAAAAACTAAAAGATGTATTAGAAGATAGTGTAGATGATAAATACTTTTTGAGTGATAAGATGGTAAAATATTTTACAGATAATCAAAAGGGGAAAGGCAATGGGAGAGCAACAGAATTTTTAACTGGTGATGAAGATAATACCAATTGTTTGTTATCTTCTTACTGGAGACAACCAAAAGATGGTATATATTTAAAAGTACCATCAGCAACAAAAAAAGGTTTTGAAATAGCAACAGATCAAGACAGTATAAACTTTAGTGTACCTAATTCTAAAACAAGGAGAGGCAGAGTTGGAAAAGGTGTAGCACAAACATTAGATACTGCTTGTAATCAAGGTGTGATAAGCACAAACAACAAAAGAGTAAACCAAAACTATAATAAACATAAAGAAAGTTTAGAGAAAGGTGATTTTATGGATAGCTACAATCAAACAATACACAAAGAGGTAACACCAACAATAACAACAAGAGTATCAGCAAGCAACTGTAGTCACATATTTGAAAAAAAACAAATAAGACGTTTAACACCAAGAGAGTGCTTTAGGCTAATGGACTTTCCAGAAGATTTTAAATGGTCAGTATCAGATACACAAGCATACAAACAAGCTGGAAACTCAATAGTAGTAAATGTACTTGCAGAAATAATAAACAAACTTAACCTATGATTAAAAAAGAATGGCTATTTATGGAAACACCAAAAGAGAAAGCATACAGCCTACATAAGAAGTTTTACAATGTGGATGGTCAAGACTTTCACAATACAATGAGTAGTAAGATAGCAAAGCAATGTGCTAAAGTACATATAAGACTTATACTTGAAAACGAAATACTAAAACCACATAACAAGATAACACTAGAATACTATCAAGAAGTACTAAACGAAATAGAAAAGCTATGAAAGAAAATTTATTAGTTAGCTTTAGCGGTGGAGAAACAAGTGCTTATTTAGCAAAGTGGTTATTAGATAATAAATCAGAAGTTTACAATCTTATTTTTGTTTTTGCCAATACTGGTGATGAAGAAGAAGAAACTTTGCTCTTTATAGATAAATGCTCAAAAGAATGGAGTATAAATATAGTTTGGGTAGAGGCTGTTGTACATCACAATGAAAGGATTGGAAGCACACACAAAATAGTTAACTTTAAAACCGCATCAAGAAATAGAGAACCTTACAAAGAAGTTATAAAAAAGTATGGCATACCAAACCAGAATTTTCTACATTGTAATAGAGAAATGAAACTCAATCCTATTAAAAGTTATATTAAAAGTTTAGGCTGGAAAAAATATAAAACCGCAATAGGTATCAGAGTAGATGAATTTGATAGGATGAACAAACATAGAGAAAAACTGGGTTTAATTTATCCTTTTATATCTGATAAACCAACAAGCAAACAAGAAGTTTCTTATTGGTGGTCAACGCAAAAATTTAGACTGAAACTAAAAAGCTATAATACAAATTGCAAGACTTGCTGGAAAAAATCAGATAAAGTTTTAGCACAAGTATATAGGGACAATCCAAACTACTTTGATTTTAATAAAGAAATGGAAGATAAATATGGAAAAAATAAATACACATTTTTCAGAAATGGAAGAAGCACAGAAGAACTAAAAGAAGATTTAAAAAAAATAAACAAAGCACCAAAGGACAAACACGAAGATATAAATTTTCAAACAGATTTATTTTCACAAAGCTGTGACATATATTCTATGTGTGGTGATGATTAAAAAACCTATGAACAGAAAGAAACTAATACAAAAGCTACAACAACTATTAGACAAATTACCAAAGGGTAAAGAAAGAAAAGCTATAAGAGAAAGACTGTTAAAATTAAAGCTGAATAAATAACTTGTTTAATTACGTTATATAATTGAATAAACAAATTTCTATCAAATGGATAAAAGAAAAAATAACGGTGGTGTAAGGGAAGGTGCTGGCAGACCAAAGAAAGCAGATGAACTAAAACTAATAGAAAAACTTGATAACCTTATAGATAATGATGAGGTAATAAAAACACTAGGCAAACAAATACTAAAAGGTGATAGTCGTGCTATGTCGTTGTACTTTGGTTACAGATACGGTAAGCCAAAAGAAAGTGTAGACATAACCTCAACAGATGGTTTCAATATTAACTTTAATGATATTATCAAGTTTAAGTGATAGAAGTTGATCCAAAGTATAAACCAATCCAAACATCAGATGCTAGGTATTATATTGTAACTGGTGGTAGGGGTTCTGGTAAATCGTATTCTATAAACTTACTATTGTTGTTGCTCACTTTTGAAGCTGGGCATACAATCTTGTTTACTAGGTTTACATTATCATCTGCATACATTTCTATTATACCAGAGTTTATAGACAAGATAGAAACACTTAACTTACAAGATGCTTTTTATATAACAAAAGATGAAATACGAAATAAGCTATCTGGTAGCAAGATAATCTTTAAAGGTATCAAGACATCAAGCGGTGACCAAACAGCCAACCTAAAGTCTTTAACTAATGTTAGCACTTGGGTAATGGATGAAGCAGAAGAACTGCAAGATGAAAACATCTTTGACAAAATAGATTTAAGTGTTAGAAACCTAAACCAAAAGAATAGGGTAATACTTATTTTAAACCCAGTTACAAAAGAGCATTGGATATACAATAGGTTCTTTGAAGATAAAGGTGTGCAAGCTGGTACAAACACAACCAAAGGAAATACAACCTACATACACACAACTTATTTAGATAACGTAGAAAACCTATCTAAAAGTTATTTAGAGCAAATAGAAAACATTAAGAAACGCAGACCAGAGAAATACAAGCACCAAATGCTTGGGGGCTGGTTGGCAAAAGCAGAGGGTGTAATATTCAGTAACTGGCAGATAGGTGAGTTTAAAAAAGTAGGTGTAAGTGTGTTTGGTCAAGATTATGGTTTTGCATCAGATGAAAATACATTAGTAGAAACTAACATAGATACAAACAACAAGATAATCTATTTAAAGGAGTGCTTTTACTTGAAAGGTCTTACCACATCACAAATAGCTGAACTAAACCTTAAACACGCAAAAAACCATCTTATAGTAGGTGATAGTGCTGAACCAAGATTGTTACACGAACTGAAAGCAAAAGGTTGCAATGTAGTCAAAGCAATAAAAGGTCAAGGTTCAATTACATACGGCATAGCATTACTACAAGACTATGATCTAGTTGTAGAAGAAAACAGTATCAACTTAATCAAAGAACTAAACAACTACTCTTGGTTGGAGAAAAAGTCTAAAACACCACAAGACAAATTCAACCACATCATTGATGCAATCCGTTATAGTGTATCATATCAACTGCAAAACCCAAACAGAGGTAACTACTACATATCTTAAATGTTATGCACAATTTTGTTAATAACTAATTTATTTGTATATTGCATTATTATTAACTAACAAAACAGATATGAAAGAAACAGTAAAATTACCATTAGAAGAATTTAAAAAGCTATATTCTATTAAGATTAGGTTAGAAACCTACTTTAAGTATATGCAAGATGACAGAGGTGTGTTAAAAGATATTGCACCAACTTTTTTAGATGATGCAAAAGAATACATCAAAGAATACAATGAACTAACAAATGAAAAATCATATGTATAGTAATTGTTGTGGTGCAGAAGCATCTTATTTAAGTGATGAATTATGTGGTGAGTGTTTAGAACACACTTGCTTTAACGAAATAGAAGAATAGATATGAAAAAGATAATAGATAAATTTCTAATTAAAAGAAGCATCAGACCATACAAGATAGTAGCTTTAAGTACTGGTGTAATTGTAGAACATTACCGTAATGGTAAATTAAAAACAGAATATTATGGATTGGTATAGCCCACCAGAGTACAAAGATTATGAATGCACAGAATGTGGTGCAGATATAGACCACGAGGGTGTGTGTAGTGGCACTTGTCACGAAGCAAGTATGATTTAGTTAAGTTGAGTTAGTTTTGTTTAANAGGTGCATCAGAAATGGTGTNCCTTTTTTTATTATATTTACCTTACTATAAAAAACCATTTTAAAAACGTTATATAAGTATGAATATCAATATTACAGTACCAAATGATTTAAGTGAAATTACTTTAAGGCAGTATAAGCACTTTCTTAAAATACAGAAAAATGTAGATGATGAGAGTTTTTTAAATGCAAAAATCATTGAAATATTTTGCAAGTTAAACCTTGAAGATGTAATGAGGTTGAAGTTTAATGATAGTGAATTAATAGTAAGTACACTTACAGAAATGTTTGAGCAGAAGCCTAACCTAGTTAGAAGTTTTAAGCTAAACAATATTAACTATGGGTTTCATCCACAACTAGATGATTTAACTTTAGGGGAGTATATAGATTTAGATACCTTTATTGGAGACTGGGAAAATATAGAAAAAGCTATGTCAGTTTTATATAGACCAGTAGTAAACAAGATAAAAGACAAATACACAATAGAAGAATACAAAGTAGGTAAGGATCAAGAGATTTTAGATATGCCTATGGATGCAGTCTTGTCATCAATTTTTTTTTTGTGGAATTTAGGTCTGGACTTGTCGAAAACTATGATGAATTATTTGGACAAGGATCAAACACAAGCCTTGACGCAGTATCTAACTTCACAACCAAATGGGGATGGTATAACTCAATTTACGGACTTGCTCAAGGAGACATTACAAGATATGAAAATATCACTAAACTAGGAGTACACGAATGTTTTATGATGCTATCCTTTATGAAAGACAAAGCAGAAGTAGAAGCAAAAAGAATTAAACAAAATTTCAAATGAGCCAACAAGGTATAAGAGGATATTATCAATTAACCTCAACAATAGAAGAACAATTAAGAAGTACTGAATTTACTAATACAGTTTCTATTGGTGACATAAGCAAAGTGAACCTAAACAAGCAAGACATATTTCCATTAGCACATATGATTGTAAATAGTGTTTCAGCAGAAGAACAAGTGTTGAGGTTTAACATAAGCATCCTAGCTTGTGATATTGTAGATCAATCAAAGGATATAACAACAGATAGATTTACTGGCAATGATAATGAGCAAGATATTCTAAACACGCAGCTACTAGTCTTAAACAAGCTAATACAGAAGTTAAGGATGGGTTCATTACATACAGATATGTACCAACTAGATGGCAATCCAAGTTTAACACCATTTAATGATAGGTTTGAAAACCAACTTGCTGGATGGAGTGCTACAATGACTATACTAATTTACAATGATATATATATTTGTTAATGGATTTTAAAAATGTAGATGAGGTTTTAAATGCTTATGCTGAATATGTAGTAGATAGTGCAAAGAAAAACCTAGTTGATGAAAGAAAAAGTTTAGGTGATTTATATAAATCAGTTAGCTACAAATATGAAAAAAGCCAAGATCTGTTTTTGTTAGATTTTCTAATGGAAGATTATGGAACTTTTGTAGATAAAGGTGTAAGGGGTAAAACCTCAACCTATCCAGAAACAAGTGCAGCACTATCACAATTTCAATATGGTAGTGGTAATTTTCCAAAGGGTGGTTTAACAGAGGGTATTAAAGGTTGGTTAGAAAAGAAAAGGTTTCAATGGAGAGATAAAAAAGGTAAATTTATGAGTTATGATACAATGACTTATTTAATATCAAGATCAATTTACAACAAGGGTTTAAAAGCAAACTTATTCTTTACTACACCATTTGAACTAGGTTTACAAAAGTTACCAAAACAATTAACAGATGCTTTTTCACTAGATATAGAAAACGCAATTATACTAGGAACAAAAAAATAAGATATGGATTGGACATTAGGCATAGCATTTCATTTTCCACATAACAGATTTATGTTAGGTTGGGAGTACATAGCAAAAGATGAAAGGTACACATACACAACAATAAGACTATATTTATTTATAGCTACACTAACACTAGATTTTTAAGATGGCATTACAATTAGCATTAAGAAACCCACAGTTTAAATTTATAGTAGCAAGTGCCGGAGCAAGGTCTGTTGTTTGTACAGTTACTATTGATGGTACATTAAGGTATACACTAACAAAGAATTTACCTTTATCTTTAGTAGCAACTCAAACAGTTAATTTTGATATAGCAGAACTTGCAAGAGATTACATAGAGATTACCTACCAAAGTAGTTATGTGCCACAGACTGTTGATATAGAAACAAACCTAAAAAGCTATAATGCAATAAATGGTGGTGGTACTGTAATAGATGAACCAGCTACAATAACAGATAGAGGTTTTGAAGCCTATGGAACATTTGAAGAAGAAGTAAATCCAACTATACCTTTTGGCAGAACTACACCTACTTACTTAATACCTATAAATGAAGATACAGATACCTTTACAATATTTGCACCTAATAACAGAGCTGGCAAATTACCAAGCATAACTGCTTTAAATGGTTTAGTGGTAACACCTTATACAAGCACAGATACAAGTATAACAAATGTTGATGGTGTTGTATGTAACATTAAAAGGATTGATTGCACAAAGTATGGTGAGGGTAACAAAATTATCTACATAAACAAATATGGTGTGCAACAAGATTTATGGTTCTTTTTAAAAGAAACTAAAAACCTAGCACGAACTAATGAGGGTTACAAGTCAAATACAATAACCTATCCAAGTGGTTCAAGTGCTACATATAATGTACAAAATGCACCTAACAAAGTATTCAACACACAAGCAAAACAAACACACACATTAAGTAGTGGATATTATCCAGAGTTTGCTAACCAACAATTTGAAGAATTACTATTAAGCGAATACGTTTGGTTATCGACTGTTAGAAAAGGAAGTGGGATAATCATACCAGTTAAAGTTAAAACCTCAACAGTAGCCTTTAAAACAAGTGTAAACGATAGATTAATAGAGTACACTATGGAATTTGAAGAAGCCTTTGATTATATAAACAACATTAGATAAATGCGTAGACTACAGCTATACATAGGTACTGAAAGGGTAGATTTATTTAAGGATGAAACAGTTTCACTTACACAAACAATCCAAAATGTAAAGGATATTGCAAAGGTGTTTACCGAGTTTACACAAACATTTGCAGTACCAGCATCTAAAGAAAACAATATAATATTTCAGCACTATTATAACTTTGATATTGATTTTGGTTTTGATGCAAGAAATAAAGCTGATGCAAGATTAGAGTTAAATGATTTGCCTTTTAAGAATGGTAAGATAAAACTTAATAGTGTTGATTTAAAAAACAATGTTGCTCATACATATCACATTACTTTCTTTGGTAATACGGTAAACCTTAAAGATGTTTTAGGCGATGACTTGTTGAGTAGTTTGGGTGCATTAGATGATAATTCACAAGTATATGCCTACCAAGATATTGTAGATATATTACAAGGATTTCCAACTGGGAATAATAATATTGTAGTGCCTTTAATCTCACATACAAATAGACTTATTTATAATTCCGGTTCACATACAACATATGACCCAGAAGCAACAACAAATAATATAAGCCATCACGGTACTGGAACACAAAACCAAAATGGTGTAGATTGGAAGCAATTCAAATATGCTTTAAGAGTACAAGCTATAATTGATGCAATAGAAAGTAAATACACTATTGCAAATGGCTATGGTTCAGATATTGTTTTTTCAGATGATTTTTTTAATGATACTACTAATGAAGAATTTGATGATTTATTTATATGGTTGCATAGAAAAAAAGGTAATGTAGAAACACCAAGCTTCGGAGATGCGAGTTGGACATCAGTAACAGAATTAGGAACAGAAACAACAAGTGGTGATTATGATGAAATGACACCCGTTGGATTTATTGAATTTGGAAATTTAAATATTGATACATCAAATGGAGATTATAGCCTAGATACACCACAAGTAGATTTATTATTTACACCTACAAATCTTTTATTAGCTTATGATATTAGAGTAACAGAAACAAACACCGGAACTACGGTAACAGAAAATGGTGTTTCTGGACAATATCCTTTTTATACAAATGAACAATTACCCGATGGTACATATACAATAGAAATCAGAAGTGATGTGTTGGTGCAATTTGGAGCGGGTGGTATTAAATGGACACTAGATGCAGAAGAAAGAGATGATGAACAACAATCATTAAATGGCTCTGTTGTATTTGAAAATGCTGCAACATTTGGAACTAGTGCGGTATTTGAGTTTAATATCACACAACAAATACCTAAAATTAAGACTATAGATTTTTTATCTGGCTTATTTAAAATGTTTAACCTTACTGCCTTTGTGAATGATGTGGGGACAATAGTTGTAAGAACTTTGGATAGTTATTATGCAGCGGGTTCACAAACACCAATAAACATAGATAAATATTTAGATACTAAAACATCAAAGGTTGAGGTTGCATTGCCTTTTAAAGAAATAAATTTTAGTTATAAAGGTTTAGGTACTTTATTCGCTAAACAATTTGAACAAATATATAATTCCGGTTGGGGTTCTATAAGCTATAAATTAAACAATAGAATATATGATGCACCAACAGAAAATTATAAAGTGGAACTGCCTTTTGAGCATATGCAATATGAAAGACTTTATGATATTGACCCAAGTGGATCTGGAGCATCAACTACAGTACAATATGGTTATTTTGTAGATGATAATTTTGAACCTTACTATGGTGAACCTTTATTATTCTATCCTATCCTAAACAATGGTACATCAATAAGAATTAGAGATTATGATACCGGAGCTGCACCAGATGATATAACAAGATATTTTATACCATCAAATAGTTTGGCATTGTCTTGCCCAACAAGTAAAGTAAACATACATTTTCAAAATGAATATAATGAATATACAGTTAGGGAAGTTGGTGACCCAGGTTGTTTTACAGATACTTTATTTGAAACTAAATACAAGACTTATATTCAAGATGTGTTTAATGAAAAAAGAAGATTAATAAAAGTAACTGCTTTTCTACCTATGAAAGTTTATTATGATCTGGAATTAAATGATTTGATAGAGTTGGGACAAGATAGTTACAAAATAAATTCTCTTAAAACAGATTTAACAACCGGTAAAACAGAATTAGAATTATTAAACACAATATTATGATTAAGAATATAATAGACTTATTGCAAGTTGTTGAGGCTGATACTGAAAACATAAGAATAGCACAAGGAAAATATAAATTAGCAGAAACCTTAAAAGAGGGTTACAATCAAATTAAAAGAGATTTAAAATGGCAAAAGTAGTAGAGGTTCAATTAATTGCTAAAACAGATGATGCAGTTGCTGGGGTTAATAAGGTAGATCAAGCAGTAAATAAAACTGGTAGGTCAGCTAAAAAGACTAACAAAGAACTTTCAGCCTTTTCAGAGGGTGGTAAACAACTAGTAAGTGCATTAGATAGACAAACTGGTGGGCTTGCATCTAAATTTGTTGCAGTAGGTAAGGCTGCAAAGTTAAGCGGTAAGGCTATGAAAACGGCTTTAATATCTAGTGGTATTGGTTTGGCAGTTGTTGCAGTTGGATTGCTTGTTGAATATTGGGATGAAATAGGTGAAGCATTAGGGTTTATAAATAAAGATTTAGAAAATCAAGCTATTGAAATAAATAAATCTATTGAAGCAAGTAATATAAAATTAGCATCATTAAAAAATCAACAAACTATACTTGAATTACAAGATAAAAGCACAACAAATATTAAAAATTCAATAAAAGAAGAATTGCTTTTGCAAGTACAGAAAAATGTTGAACTTTTAAAAAATCTACAAACACAATTAGAATTAGAAAAAAATAGCCAAAAAGAAGTAGGCTTTTTAGAAAAGGCTGCGTTTTGGGTTGGTACAAGACTTGGAAGCACAACAGCCCTAGCCTTTGCAGCAAGAGATATAACTAAAGAAAACGAAAGACAAGAGGAAATACAAGAACAAATAAACAAAGCAAATACACAAGCAGAAAATCTTGCAATTTCATTGTTACAATTAGATAAAAAAGCTAATGATGAAAAACAAAAAGCAGCAGATGAAGCAAACAAAGCAGTAGAAGAAGCAAATAGAAAAGCAAAAGAAGCTGAAAAAGAAAGGGTTGATGCTATTGAAAGAATAAGAAAAGGTTTAATAGATACAGAGGCAGAAGAACGTGCAGAAAAATTAAGGCTAATTAAAGAAGATTATAATCAACAAATAGCATTAGCAGCAGAATTTTATGGAGCAAATTCAATAAAGATACTAGAATTAAAAGCAGCACAAAAAGCAGCAGAAGATCAACAACAAGCAGAATTTGATGAGCAAGATAAAGCAAGGCAAGATAAACTTGACGAAGAAGAAAAAAAGAGAAAAGAAAAACAATTAGCAGATGACAAGAAAATATCTGATGCAGCTATTAAAATTGCAGAATTAGAAGAAGAAGCTAAAAGAACATCATTAGAGGGTTATGCTGGTGCTATAAATAGTTTATCAAATACAATAGGTCAAGAAACTGCTGCTGGTAAAGGTTTGGCAGTTGCATCTTCATTAATAAATACCTATGCTGCTATAACTGGACAATTAAAAACTGCTGCTGGTTCACCGGGTGGTGCTATACCGGGTTATGCTATCGCACAAGCTATTGCAACGGGTGTTGCTGGTTTTGCTGCTGTTAAAAAGATTGTTGCCGTACAAGTGCCAGGAGGTGGCGGAAGTGGTTCAAGTCAAACTGGTTCGTTGCCTACAGTACCTACACCACCAGCATTTAATGTAGTAGGAGCAAGTGGAGAAACACAACTAGCAGATGCAATAGGTAGCCAAACACAAAGACCAGCAAGAGCATACGTTGTATCTAATGATGTAACAACTGCACAAGAAATGGATAGAAACATTATAGAGGGTGCTAGTATAGGCTAAATGCAAAATTAAAAACTAAACACGTTATATATTTATGAGGATAATAGAACTTATTTTAGATGAAGAAGATTTGGATGCTGGAGTAGAAGCGATTTCTATCGTAGAAAGCCCAGCCATTGAAAGTGACTTTGTTGCATTAAAGAACCAAGAAATAAAGTTAGCAGAAGTAGACAAAGAAAAGAAGATATTAATGGGTGCTTTATTAATACCAGACAAGCCTATTTACAGAAATGGTTCAGAGGGTGAGTATTACATATTCTTTTCAAAAGATACTATTGTAAAAGCATCTCAAATGTTCTTACAGAATGGAAACCAAAGTAGATCAACACTAGAACACGCACAAGCACTTAATGGTTTAACATTAGTTGAAAGCTGGATAGTAGAAGATAAAGCCAAAGACAAGACTGCATTGTATGGTTTAGATGTACCGGTTGGAACTTGGATGGGATCAGTCAAAGTCAATAATGATGATGTTTGGAATGAGTATGTAAAGACAAACAAGGTAAAAGGATTTTCTATCGAGGGTTACTTTGCAGATAAAATGGAAGCACCTAAAGAAGCTATAGAAGAACAAATGGCTGAACAATTATTAAACCAAATAAAAACAATAATAACACAAATATAAAATGAAAAGTAGATTAGAAAAAATTTATAGCAAACTACCAAACCAAAAAGTAGACCTTAAAGCACAAAAGGTAGATTTAAGTTTAATTAGTGAATTGGAAAGTGCTTTAAGCAATGTACAATCATTTGATAAAGCTGAAAATGACTTTAATGATGTGGTTGAGACTGCCAAAAAATTTAATAGTCTTTTAAATCAAATAAGACCAGTTGCAAGAGAGTTTATTAGTGAATATGATAGTCTTAAAAAAGATTATGATGGTTTAGCAAATGCAACAGAAAACTTTAAAGATAGAATATTTGAATATCAAATTGGTTTAAGAGAATTAGGATTAGATGATATGTCTGACCAAGTTAAAAACTATTATGATGAATTGTCATATTGGGAAATTTTAGATAGCAAAATATTTAATTATAACTATCAACAAGAAGAACTTGTGGGAGTAGACTTTACAAGCCTAATGAGTTGGGCAAAAGACATAGAAGAATAAATAAATGCAAAGAAACAACAAAAATAAAACTTTTATACCTAGTAGAACATCACCTACTGGGGGTGGACGTGCTTGTTTATGTTGGGATACCAACAAGTATTCTATTTCTTGTTGTGATGGTTCTATGCAAGCACAAGGTATTGGTGTAATAACAAGAACAGATTGAAAATGCAAAAAGTAAATTAATAATCGTTATATAAATAGTATGGAAAAAACAAAAATGTTAAATCAAATTAGAACACTTTTAAACATCGAGGTAAAACTTGAAGAAATGAAGTTGGAAAACGGTACTGTAGTAAGTGCTGATACATTTGAAAAAGGAAGTGAAATTTTTATTGTCACAGACGATGAGAAAGTAGCAATGCCAGTAGGGGAATATATCCTTGAAGATGGTAGATTGGTTGTAGTATCTGAAGAAGGTATGATTGCAGATGTCAGAGAAGTATCTGATGAAGTACCAGCTAAAGAAGAAACAGAAGATCTTGAAGAAGAAACTGTTGAAACAGAAGTACCAGCAGAGGTTGCTACAGAAGTTGAAGCAATTATTGAAGCAGTAGTTGAGGTTATTGCCCCAGTACTTGAAGAAGTAAAATCTGAAATTGAAGAACTTAAAAAAGAGTTTGGAAAAATGAGAAAATACGAAGACGAAAAAGAAGAAGACAAGAAAGAAGAAATGTCTGCTGCTAGAAAACCAATTAAACACAATCCAGAAGCAAAAGCACCACAAAAAAAACAAATGCAATTTGGTAAAGGACAATTCAACACAACACTAGATAGAGTATTAAATAAATTAAACAAATAAAATGAAAAAAAGAAACGTAAATTTAGCGACAACCACTAACATAACGACTACGTATGCTGGAGAATTTGCTGGTGAGTATATCGCAGCGGCTTTATTATCTGCATCAACAATTGATGATGGTGGTTTAACAGTAAAGGCAAACATCGCTTTTAAGGAAGTAATCAAGAAACTAGCTACAAATGCTTTGGTTCAACCAGCAACTTGTGATTTTTCACCAACATCTACAATTACACTTACTGAAAGAATAATTACCCCCGTTGAGTTGGGTGTTTCGTTACAACTTTGTAAGTATGATTTTGTGAACGATTGGGAGGCGCAATCTATGGGTTATGGTCTTGGTCAAACATTACCTCCAAAGTTTTCTGACTTTATGATTGCACACGTTGCATCTGAAGTAGCACAAAACACAGAGTTTTGTATCTGGCAAGGTGATACGGCAGCGGGAACAAACAATTCTTTTGATGGGTTTGAAAAACTAATTGCAGCATCAGCAGCAGCGGGAGATATTCCAGCGGCACAACAAGTAGCAGCAGTAGCTGGTGGATTGTTATCTACAAACATCATTGATGAACTTTCTAAAGTAGTTGATGCAATACCAGCAGCACTATATGGAAAAGAAGATTTATTCTTATACATCGGAACTAAAGCAGCTAAACTATATGTACAAGCACTAGGTGGTTTTGGAGCAAATGGTTTAGGAGCAAATGGTGTGGCAAATATGGGAACGCAATGGTGGAACAATGGAAGCCTAACGGTGAATGGTGTAAAAATCTTTGTATGTCCGGGAATGTCTGACAACAAAATGTATGCAGCACAACGTTCTAACTTATACTTTGGTACTGGGTTACTAAATTCAACAAACGAAGTAAAAGTACTAGATATGGCAGATTTAGATGGATCAAACAATGTACGTATGATTATGAGATTTACATCAGCAGTACAATTCGGAATTTCATCTGATTTAGTAGAGTACGCATAATTAATTAATTAATCAATAGAAAGGGGTGGGTAGGTAATCTGCTCACCCTTTTTTTTTAAAACAAATAAAAACAATGGCTTGTACATTAACAACGGGTAGAAAACTACCTTGCAAAAGTGCTTTTGGTGGCATTAAAAGAGTTTACTTTGCTGATTATGGTGACCTTACTGCAATCACAGTAGATGCTCCAACTGGTGAAGCAACATTTACGGGAACACCAACTTGGTATGAATATGATGTAAAAGGTAATTCATCTTTAGAAACTACTGTGACAAGTAGCAGAGAAAATGGAACAACTTTTTATACTCAAACTTTAAACCTTACATTAACATATCTAGATGCTTTAACGCAACAACAACTACAAACACTTGCAGTAGCAAGACCATATGTAGTAGTAGAAGATTACTATGGAAATAGCTTCTTATGTGGCTTTGAGAATGGTATGGAGTGTACGGGTGGTACAGTCGTGACTGGGGCTGCCGCTGGAGACCTCTCGGGCTTTACTTTAACGTTTGAGGGTATGGAAGAAACTGCACCTTATTTCCTTGCAACAGCAGTAACTGGAGATGCAGCACAGATTGACCCAACTGCATAATTAATATTTATTTTAAATTGAAAGCATCCTTAATCGGGTGCTTTTTTTTTGTTTTTACAAATTACTATTTTTTATACGTTATATAAGTAATGATATTATTTAACACAACTGCCACAAATCAATTTACTATAATACCTAGAGATTATGTATCAAATGCATATATGACTATTAGAGATGATAGCACAAATGTAACTGTTGATTATACATTAGTACCTAGAGTTGCTGGTAGTGGTAATATTGAAATTTCAAATGATACCTACAATGTATATAATGATACCTATTCAAATTTAGTTGAGGGGCATTTTTATGATTTAACTATATATTCAGACATAGCAAAAACAAATGTAATATATAAGGATAGGATTTTCTGTACTGCACAAAAAGCAGAAATTGATGCAGATAACAATTATTTCTATAAAGTAAATAAAGACCAATATACAGAATACGATGGTTTCAATAATGACTATATTGTAATATGAGAAAAAGAAACGAAAAAGGACAATTTAGCAAAACAAAAGTATCAGAGTTTGGCTTTGTAAATTTAAGTACATACACATCACCAGAGGTAAAAGAAGTTAATGGTGCTGATTGGATTGAATATGGTGCAGATAACAACTATTTTCAATTCCTTATCGATAGATATAATGGTTCACCTACAAACAATGCAGCTATAAATGGTATATCACAAGCTATTTATGGTAAAGGTTTAAATGCAACAGATAGCAATAGAAAACCAAATGAGTATGCACAGATGATTTCTTTGTTTAGGAAAGATGTTGTACGTAGGGCTTGTTATGATCTTAAACTTATGGGGCAAGCTGCAATACAAGTTATCTACTCAAAGGATAGAAGCAAGATTGTTCAACTAGAACATATGCCTATTGAAACATTAAGAGCAGAAAAATGTGATGAAGATGGAAATGTACCAGCTTATTACTATTTTAATGATTGGGCTAACATAAAAAAGACTGATGAACCATTAAGAATACCAGCTTTTGGTATGTCTAATGAAGAAATTGAGATATACTACATAAAACCTTATAAGAGTGGTTTCTATTACTACTCACCCGTAGACTATCAAGGAGGCTTGCAGTACGCAGAACTCGAAGAAGAGGTATCAAACTACCACCTCAACAACATTATGAATGGTTTATCGCCATCGATGTTAATTAACTTTAACAACGGTACTCCTAACCAACAAGAAAGACAATTAATAGAAACGAAAATAGCATCTAAATTTTCGGGAACCAGCAATGCGGGCAAGTTCATACTAGCTTTTAATGACAATAAAGAAAGCCAAGCAGAAATAACACCAGTACAATTAAGTGATGCTCATAATCAGTATCAATTTTTGTCAGAAGAAAGCACGTCCAAAATCCAAATTGCCCATAGGGTGGTCTCACCTTTTTTATTAGGTATACAAACAAAAAACGGTTTTTCGTCAAATGCAGATGAAATAAAGACTGCATCTTTGTTAATGGATAACACCGTTATAAGACCATTTCAAGAACTTTTAATTGATAGCTTTGATAATATACTAGCTTACAACGAAATCAGCTTAAACCTATACTTTACGACCTTACAGCCACTAGAATTTACAGAGGTAGACCAATCACTTCAAGACAATGAAACTATTGAAGAAGAAACTGGTGTTGAAATGGCAGTTAATCTAAAAAAGATAGATGGCAAAGATGTATACAAAACCAAAGAAGAAGCTGAAAAAGTAGCAGATGAAATGGGTTGTGGTGGATCACACGAACACGAAATAGAGGGTGTTGTTTACTATATGCCTTGTGTATCACACGAAGAACTTAAAGCACCTTGTTGGGATGGATATGAGCAAATAGGCACAAAAACAAAAGATGGCAAAGAAGTACCAAATTGTGTACCATTAAAACAAGAACTAACTGATGAAATGGCAACAGCTATTTTAGAAAACTTAAAGTATGAAACCATAACTGATGAATATGAATTGGTTGAAACTAGAGAGTATTCAGAAGAAAATAAAAGCACAGAAGATTGGGCAAAGTCACTTATAAAAAGAAAACTATCAAGAATAAGAAAGTTTGCAGATTTTATAACATCAAAGCCTAATGAAGAAAGCAAGTTAGATAAATCATTTTACAAGATTAGATACACATACCAACAAAGGGTTTCACCATCATCTACCAAAACTGGTAAAAGCAGAGATTTTTGCAAAACAATGATGGGCAGAACTAGTAAGGGTGTTGTGTATAGAAAAGAAGATATAGACAATGCATCTTTTTCTGGTGTGAATAATAACTTTGGTCATAAAGGACAAAATTATTCGCTTTTCCGCTTCAAGGGCGGTATATACTGTGGACATTACTGGAGGGAAGAATTGTATAGAATGAAAAGTGAAACTGAAAAATACATATCAAGAGGTAAAGAAGTTAAATCAATACCAAACAAATTTCAACCAAAAGGAACACAATACAAAGAAGCTGGTGAAGCACCAACTACTTGGACAGATAGAGGTGCATACCCAAACTAGAAAAATATGGCAACAGTATTATTTATAAATAGAACAGATTTAGTAAGAAACTCTATCATTGATGGGAATGTAGATACTGATAAATTTATACAGTTTATTAAGATTGCACAACAGATAGACATTCAGCAAATTATAGGTACAAATATGTATACTGGTTTAACTGATGCTATAGTGGGTGGAATTGATTTACCAGCTAATGCAAGATGGAAGTTAATTCTTGATGAATATATTGTTGAAATGCTTATATGGTATGCACAGAGCAATTATATCCCTTTTGCAGCTTACCAAATTAAAAACGGTGGTGTATATAAACACACATCTGAAAATGCACAAACTGTAGATAAGAATGAGGTTGATTTTTTAGTTGAGAAAGCAAGAACCAATGCAGAATGGTATTCAAGACGTTTTATAGACTTTATGAGTTTTAACCAAGCTACATATCCAGAGTACACAAATAACGTCAATGATGACATCTATCCGAGTTATGAGGCTACGTTTAATGGATGGGTACTATGAGTTACAAACCAAAGGCAAAGAACATTGAGAAGCTTAAAATCTTTTTAAAGAAAAAAAACAAGAAGTAATGGCAAACGAAATATATTATAAAAGTTGGTGGGGCAGAGGTGTTTGTGATAATACTGTTGGCTGGGGTATTGTGTACAAAATCTATGCGGGTTGTAGTGCAGTACCAGCATTGTTAGAATTACTTAAAGCAAGGGCAACGTATTATGAAAATGAGGCTTGTACAACCTCAATATTAGATGAATTAGAAATTATACAATAATGGCAAATAACCTTTTAGATAAAGCAAGTATCATACTAACACCAACCGCGTATGACAATGGCAAAGCACTTTGTGTGAAGCCAAGTGATGGAAGTGGAGACTTTCAATTTAGCAGAAATTCTGCCGCCACGCGCGTAAATGCTCAAGGTCTAGTTGAAAACGTACAGATACTATCGAGTAACCTAGTGCAAAATCCATCGTTTTCAGAGCAAGGTGCAGAGGAAGTTTCTAACGGCAGTTTTTCACAAGAGGGGGTGCAGCTTGTTACAAATGGCGATTTTGCTAATGGTTTTACAAATTGGGTAACATACGGAAACACAAGTGTTCTTAATGGTGTAGCTACAATAGGGGCGAGTGGAAATTCGGGTATTTATCAAAGTATTTTAAGCCAAAACAAAAGCTATAAAGTAACAATAAATGTTACTGATTATAATGGGGTTGGTCAAGCACAAGTATCAAATGATTTAGGACAAGTTTTATATACTATTACTGGAGTAGGTGAGCAAACATTTTATTTTAATCATAGTATAACAAATTTAAACTTAATTATTAGGGGGTTATCAAATGCACTTTTCTCAATAGACAACGTTTCAGTACGTGAAGTCGGTCAAAATTGGGTGTTGGGTACTGGGATTACTATATCTGAAAATCAAGCTAATTTTACTGGCAATCCTAATTCTTTTTTAACACAATCGGGTGTTGTAACATTAAACAAAACTTATAAAGCTACTTTTACTATTAGTAATTATATTTCGGGTGCTATTGATATTAATCTTGGAGGCTCTACAAGGCAAGGGAATATAAGTGCTAATGGAACGTATACTTTTTATATAACAGTACCAAGTGGAAATATACTTTACTTCCAAGAAGATTTTTCAAGTGGTTTTATAGGCTCTATAACAAACATCTCGGTTAAAGAGGTGGGGCAAAATTGGACGTTGGGAACGGGATGGTCTATTGGCGATGGTGTAGCTAGTTGTGATGGGGCTGCGAATGGTCGTTACTTAAGTCAGATATCAAATAGTACATTGGTGTTAGGCAAAACTTATAAAGTAAATTTTGACCTTATCTACACAAGTGGAACTATTTTATTTATGTTAGCGTCAAGTAATCCTCTTACAAATACAAGTGGCAATATAACAACGGGAGGCTCAAAAGAATTTTATATAACTATATCAACCTTGTCAGACCAATCAATATATTTTAGGTCGAATAGTTTTATAGGCTCTGTTACAAACATATCAGTAATAGAAATAACAGACGATACTAACCTACCGAGAATAAACTACGAGGGGTTTAGTTATCAAGATGCTTTCGGAAGTGAATTGGTTGTAAATGGAGATTTTGCAAATAATTCTTGGTGGACTTTTGAAAGTGGTGTAAGTGTATCAAACAACAAAGCTAATTTTAACACTGCATTGACTAATTATGGTATTTATAAAACTAATTTATTAACATCTAATAAATCTTATCAAGTTCAGTTTGAAATTACAAATTACACAAGTGGAGGTGTGCATTTTAATATTGGAGGTGTTGTATATGGCTCATATAATTCTGTTGGTGTTAAAACTTTAGTAGTTAATTCTTTAAGTGGAACAAATGTATTTGGCATACAATCAAATTCGGGTGGTGCAGTTTTATCTATAGACAACGTATCTGTAAAAGAAGTAACGGGGCAATCTGTAGTTCCAGAAAGTGGGTGCGGAAGTTGGTTGTTTGAGCCGCAGAGTACCAACCTAATAACACAATCTGAAACATTTAGTGATGCGAGTTGGGTTAAGTTAAACACAACAATTACGGAAAATAACACAACAAGTCCAGATGGAACTTTAAATTCTGATAAATTAACACCAAGCAATACAGTTGCATCAATTTTTATGTATAATCAAGTTACTTTTAATGCTTCTAATTATACTTTGTCTTTTTTCATTAAATATGATGGTAGACAATATGTTCAATTATTGTTTGGAAGTAACGTATCTTTAGAATATTCTAACTTTGATTTAATTAATAAAACTGTTACATACGGTAATGGTAATATAGAGGATTATGGTAATGATTGGTATAAAATATCTTTAACTGCAAATGTAACCGCTGCAACATCGGAAGTATATTTATGGTCTATTGACAATCCTTTATCTTTAAGAGCATCTACATCTACTGGTAATGGGGTTGATGGCTATTACATATACGGAGCTCAAGCAGAACAACAATCCTACGCAACATCTTACATACCAACCTCTGGCTCAACAGTTACACGTAATCAAGACGTATGCAACAATGGCGGTACGGGAGCGGGGTTAATAAATAGCACATCGGGGGTTCTATATTTTGAAGGCAGCTACCCCATAACTGCTGTTGGAAGTGGAAACAAAGTAATAGGAATTAGCGATGGAACAAGCAGTAATAGGGTTGTGTTTGCTGAAGTTGGAAATACTGGGTTAGCTGCCTTAATAACATCTCAAGGTGTAAATTCAGCTTATATAACTGGAAGTTTAGACAATTTATCAAATTTTAAAGCTGCGATTTCATATAAACAAAATGATTTTGCACTATGGATTAACGGTCTTAAAGTTGCAACAGATACGAGTGGAAATACACCAATAGGATTAAATGAAGTAGCTTTTGATGCGGGAGACGGCACAAAACCTTTCTACGGCAAAACAAAAGCCGTTGCAGTTTGGAAAGAGGCTTTAAGCGACCAAGAACTTGCAGACCTTACATATCCAACACCAACATTTCCAACATTTACTTTAGACTTTAATACAATAGCAGAGCAGTTTACATTTGCTAGAGGATCTGAAGCTACATACGTAGATGCACAAGGGTTAATACAAAGTACTAATGTGCTAGGTTCGGAGCAGATTACAAATGGCTCGTTTGATACAGATAGTAATTGGACTAAAGAAGTGGGGTGGAATATAAGTAATGGCTCTTTAAATGCGTCAGCAACAACAAATCAAGCATATCAACTTAATACTGGAATAGTTACAAATAAAACTTATAAAGTTACCTATACTATATCAAATTATGTTAGTGGCTCTGTTAGAATAGAATTAGGCTCTTTCAATGTTTCAGTAGGTGCTGAAAGAAGTGCAAACGGGACGTACACCGAATACATAGTAGCACTTGGTAATGATGCAATACTTTTTGATGGTATTATATCTTTTACTGGCTCAATAGACAATGTATCCGTAAAAGAATACATAACTGCAACTAACACTCCTAGACTAGATTACTCAACGGGAGCAGAGGCATTCTTGTTAGAACCGCAGAGTACAAATTTATATTCTTATTCGGAAGATTTCAGCAATGCTGCTTGGAATAAATCCGCAGCAACAGTAGTTATTACGTCTAATGTTGCACCCGATGGAACAACAAATAACGTATATAATTTAACTGGTACAAATGCTAATTTATATACTGGTGGAACTGCTGGGGTTGAATATACTGTTTCTGTTTATGCAAAAAGCAATGGTCAAGGAAAAGATAATTTTAAATTAAGATTAGGAAATAGTACATCTTCATCAATTACTGTAACAGATGAGTGGGTAAGATATCAATTTACTGCAACACCAACTACAACAGTATTTGGATTGACAGTTGATAGTAGCCCAAATAATGAATGGGATATTTTAATTTGGGGCGCGCAATTAGAACAACAATCATACGCAACATCTTACATCCCATCTGAAGGCTCACAAACCACAAGAAATCAAGAAACTTGTAACAACGCAACACCAGAGATAAACAGCGAGGAAGGGGTATTGTATGCAGAAATTAGTGCTTTAAATCAAACTGCAAATGTATCTCAATATATTACCATAAGTGATGGAACATATAACAATAGAGCATCAATTTTATTTTCTAATGGTGGCACAAATACTATAAGAACATTTTTAAGAGTTGGAGGAGTGTCGCAAATAGATGTGAGTAATGCAGTTAGTGATGTAACAGACTTTAATAAAATAGCCTTTAGTTATAAAGAAAATAATTTTAAAATATATCTTAATGGTGTTCTTGTTTCAACCGATACAAGTGGCTCGGTATGGTCTGCCGATACAATTACAAAATTATCTTTTAGTGAAATAAATACAACCGCGGGAGCTTTCTACGGAAACACTAAAGACGTACAAGTTTACACAAAAGCATTATCGGATGCGGAATTAATAAAATTAACAACAATATAAAATGATGCAAATTTATAAGACTGTATTTGATACAGAACAACAAGGGAAAGATGTGCTAATATCTAAAGGGGTATGGCAAGAGGTAACCGAAGAAGGTGTAACGACTATGCAGTTTATAAATGGAACTGCTGCCGTTGTTTATATTGGTAAGGTGGTTAAGATACCAGCAACATATGATAAAGATGGTAACGAACTTACACCACCAATTTATTACGATGGGGTTGCTTATGATATAATGAGCAGCGATTTACTTGATTTCGGAACTAATGAAGTGTATCCAGCAGATGAAGCTGCACATAGTTTTTACGGTTACCCTAGAAATGCGGAAGTGCCAAAATAATTTGTATATTTGATTAAATCAAAAAACAATATTATGAAATTATCAAAAAGTGAATTAAAAGAATTTAAAGAGCAAGAACAGAAGAAACAAGCAATCTTACACGATTTAGGTTTATTACAAACACAGTCACATACACTATCACATATGTTTGCAGAACTTGCTATGAAGCAAGAAAAGAACAAGAAGGATTTGGAAGCAAAGTATGGTAACATAGAAGTAAACCTAGAAGATGGAACTTTTAAATTAATCACAGATGAAAAGAATAAGTAAACACATTTCTTACAAAGAAGCAGTTGGTTCTAATTATGCAAAACAAAAAGGCATATCAAACAAACCAAATGAAGAACAAGTTGAGAATATGAAACTATTAGCTGAAGAAGTATTTGAACCATTAAGAGAGTGGGTAGGGTGTCCAATTAGGGTTAATAGTATGTTTAGGTCTTTGGAACTTAATACTGCCTTAAAAGGCTCTAAAACGTCATCTCATATGAAAGGTGAAGCAATGGACATTACAAGAATGGCTTGTGGTAAAGAAAATTGTAAATCTAACCTAGATATGTTTCATTGGATAAAAGATAATTTAGATTTTGACCAGTTGATTTGGGAATTTGGAAAAGAACCAAAATGGTTACACGTTTCTTATAACAAAGACAACAATAGAAAACAAGTTTTAGTAACAAAAAAAAGAGGTGTGTATTACACTTATTAATATGGTAACAGACTACAAAACACTTTTAATTAATCTAGGCACATTTATTTTTTCAATGTCAAACGTTGATGTATTTTTAAAGATCACACTTTTACTTTTAACTATTGGGTATACCTCGCACAAGTGGTACTTAATGAATAAGAACAATGGAAAAAAGTAAAAAAAAGTTTAAAGATACTAGGGTAGGTAAATTTCTTACTAAAGCTGCACCAAACATTCTTAAAGGTGTTAGTGATGTTGTGCCAGATGCTGGTATTTTAAAGCTGATAGGCGGTCTTATAAGTAAAGATGATGCACTTACACCTAAAGACAAAGAAGAAGCCTTAAAGCTGCTTGAAATGGATATTATAGAAATGCAAGAAGTTTCTAAAAGGTGGGTTTCAGATATGTCAAGCGATAGTTGGTTGTCAAAGAATGTACGTCCAATGATGTTAATCTTTCTTACCATATCAACTTGGTTATTAATTCTTATGGATAGCCTTAATATTGAATTTGCTGTAGGTATTGAGTGGATAGATTTACTTAAATCACTTTTAATTGTTGTATATGTTTCATATTTTGGCTCAAGGGGTATTGAAAAATACAAATACATTTCTCAAAACAAATAGAATACTTTTCCTAAATCATTATCTTTTAAGTATATTATTATTTTTTTTAATATATATTTTTAGATTTATATTTATATATATATTTCTAATTATTTATTTTATATATTTGAAGTAATAAAAAAGTGTAAAGTTATTACTTATATTTTTAAAAAACAAATAAAAGATGGAAAACACAAAATGTATTCAAGTAAGAAAAGATTATTACTTACTAATTGTAGATGATAAATCACTAGGTGAGTTTGAAAGAAGTGAGTTAAGACATATTTTAGAAGTTATAGATAATGCCATCTAAACCAAGCAGAAGCAAAATAGTAAAAAAACTAGATGCTATATTTAGCCAGTACATAAGGTTAAAGGATGCAGATCATAATGGTGATGTAAAGTGCTTTACTTGTGGTAAGGTATCACACTTTAAAAAAGGTATGCAATGTGGTCACTTTCAATCAAGAAAACACTATGCAACCAGATGGCTGGAAAAAAACGTAGCGGTGCAGTGTGTTGGTTGTAATATGTTTAAAGCCGGTGAACAATTCTTGTTTGGTAAGTACTTGGATCAAAAGTATGGTGATGGTACTGCTGAAGAATTATATATAAAATCAAAAGAAACTGTAAAGTATTCTAATGATGAACTACAAGATATGATAAAACACTATAAAGATTTGGTAGACAGTATGTAATTCGTTACATTTGACTATTCTGTTTTGTTAAGGGAAAGGGGTTTGGCTTTATGTCAAGCCTTTTTTTTTGCTTTATGGTTTGAGTTATTAACAATTTTGTTTATATTTGGGTATTATTAATTTAAACTTAACAGAATGAGAACACAGAAACACGATTTAAAACAAGAGATTAAAGACTTGGAAAACCAATTAAGGTTTGCGGTCATTAACCTAGATGCCTTTACCCAATTATCTATCAATAAAAGATTAGATGTTGCAAAATCAACCTTAATAAATATTCAGTAATGGGATTTTCAGAAGAAACTGCCCAGACTAAATTTGACGAGTATACATATAGAATAGAAGCCTTATGTAATAAGATAGAAGAACTAAAAGCAAAAATAGAAGTATCACAAATATTTAAACAATAACAAAATGGAAGAAACAAAAACAGAATTAAAAAGAAAAAACATTAGTGAAATATTAACTTGGCATAGTATTGAAACAACTGTAAAAGATATGGGTTTTGATAGAGTAACAATGCTTGAAGCAACACCAAAAAATATGCATAGGTTGATGTTGAAAATAAACGAACTTATTGAAGTTGTTAATGAATTAAAAAACAAACAAAATGGATAGAGAAAAATTATTAGATTTGTACAAGAAGTATGAACTTGAAAAAACCGATGTATATAAACATCAACACTATGTCATAATCACACGACAAGGTATCGAGAAGATTGCAGCAAAAGAAAACATAGCTATTAGTTATGAGGTTGTAAAATGTGATCCAAACTTTGCAGTTGTGAAAGCATATGCAAAAAAAGAAGAAGTACAAATTGAAACATTTGGAAGTGCATTAAAAGGTGCAAGTTATAAAGACGGAAATTGTAATAGTTGGTATGTAATGGAAATGGCAGAGAAACGTGCATTGTCAAGAAGTGTTTTAAAACTAACTGGCTTTTATCAACTTGGTGTTTACTCGGAAGATGAAAGTGATGATTTTAAAAGAAAATAAAACACGAGGTATTGCGTGTAATGACAATACCAAATTTAAACTATATATTATGAGTGCAATTATCAACGGAAGTATTAGAGTAGATAGACTACCTAAAGAGAAATTTATTAAAGGAAAAGATGGTGCGGTGTACTACAATTTCACAATAGCGGTACAAGATGAAACCAGATACGGAAACAACGTAGCTTTTATGGATAGCCAAACCAAAGAAGAACGTGAAGCAAAGGTTGCTAAAACCTATCTTGGAAACGGTAAGGTGGTATGGATGTCACCAGATGGTGTAACGGTTGCAGAAAGAGATGACCAACCACAAGCGGTTGCAGAACCAGCAAGTGATGATTTACCATTTTAATTAATAAAGGGTGTAGGTTTTTAACTTGCACCTTTTTTTTATACATTTAACAAATGACAGAAAAAGAAACAGAACAGAATATGTTAATGGAATTTATTGCAGATACTTGCAAGATAGACATTAACGAAAAATTAGAATATCCACCAGTATGTTTAAGCTATGGTGAAAAGGTTATACAATCAGATAAAGGTGATAGTATCATACCAATCGCTCTTGGGACATTTGGCAATCTTTCAGTAATTACTGCACCACCAAAGACAAGAAAAAGTTTTTTTTGCTCTTTACTTGCAAGTGCTTATTTAAGTGGTTCTAATATTTATGGTGGAAAAATAAAAGGGCATAGAGGTAATGGAGATTTAATTTATATAGATACAGAACAAGGAAGCTGGCACGCATCTAAAGTATTTAAACGTCCATTAGATATGGATAGCAACATACCTAAAGACAAATATCACACGTTTGCATTGCGTACAATAGCTTTTAAGGAACGTTTAGAGTTTATTGAATACTATTTAAAGGAACACATAAAAGAACCATCTCTGCTTATTATAGATGGTGTAGCAGATTTATGTGCAGATGTAAACAACATAGAGAAAAGTAATGAATTAGTAAGTGCATTAATGAGAATAAGCCAACAGCAAAACGTACATATAATAAATGTGATACATCAAAACTTTGGTAGTGCTAAACTCGGAACTGGGCATTTAGGTTCTGCATTAGAAAAGAAAGCAGAAACAGTAATAAGTTTGGAAGCAAACACAGTAAACAAAGATTGGACAACGGTTAAGTGTGGTAGAAGTAGGGGTTACTCTTTTGAAACATTTAGCTTTGAAGTAAACGAAAAAGGATTGCCAACAATAGTAAATGATTTATATGATCCGTTAAAATGATATGGTACAAAAAACAATGATTATAGTTGCTGCAAAGCATAAAGAGTGGGTAGAAATAGTTTTATCTTTTGGGTGCAAACAAGAAACTGCTGAAGATATTGTACAAGAAATGTATTACAAGATACAACTGAAACTTGAAAAGGGTTTAGATATAATGTACAATGAAGAAGAAATAAACTACTACTATATTTTTAAGACTTTAAGAACATTGTTTTACGATTTAAAAAGAAAAGGTAAAAACATCACAATGGTTTCTATGGATGACATACACTTAACCACATCAGATGTAAACTACCAAGAACCATATGATAAAATACAAGAAGAACTATCAAAGATGTTTTGGTATGATAGAAAAGTATTTGAAATAATAAATGATGGTGAAAGCATTGCAGAATTTTCTAGGAAAAGTTTAATACATTACTATTCACTTTACAACACATACAACAAAGTAAAAAGCAAACTAAAAAAACTATTATGATTTTAAAAATCGATAATGATTTAAAAATTAAATGTTGGAAATATTTGGCAGAAAATAATCTGGGAAATAGACATTCTGCGAATGGAAATAAAGAACAACAGTTTGTAGGTTTAATTGGTGAAATTATAACAAAGAAATATTTTGGTATAGAACATAAATGGTTAAAAGGTTTTGATGGTGGTTATGATTTTATTTATAACAATAAAAAAATAGATGTTAAAACTATGGGAAGAAATGTAACACCTAAAGATTTTTATGTAAATAATTTTATTTCATTTCAAAAAGATTTTGATTGTGATTATTACATATTCACATCATTAAATAAAAAAACTAATGAGTTATTTATTTGCGGATATTTATCTAAAACAGAATTATTAGATAAAGCAATATTATATAAAAAAGGTGCGATAAGACATAGAGAAAACGGAACTACCTTTAAAATGAAAGCAGATACATTTGAAATTAAAAATAGCTTACTTAATCAAATAAAAAATTTAAAATATGAAACTAGGTAACATTATTTATTACATCACAAAATATACTGGTATTAAATACCTAGTAGATAAATACCACAAATTAAGAGGTACTAAATGTGACTGTAACAACAGAAGAAAAAAGTTAAACGAAATAAAAATTGATAGATGGTAAAATTTAATAAACAAGATTTTGAAAGCTGGAGTGATTTCAGATCAGAACCAAAGAACACTTTACAACCTAATGAGTTTGAACTAATATGCCAGTTACACGCAAAGTACTATAATCATAAATACCATAAACCGTGCACTTGTAACCCAAAGAAAATAAAGTTATGGATAAAACAACTTAACTTAATTTGGAACAATGGGAATTAAAAAAATTAATGAGTGGGAAAAGGCAGTAGTGTTTTTATTAAATCTTGATGGTTGGGAGTTAGAACATTGTGGTGATGGTTATTCTAGGTATGATGCAAAAGGTAAAACACCAAAGGGAATGGATTGCGTTATAGAGATGAAATTTAGAAACAAGTACTATGAAGATAAGATGCTTGAAAAAGACAAGTATGATGCTCTAATGGTTTTAGATGATGTTGTAAAGATATTCTTTGTCAATGATCCTAAAGGAAACTTTATGTATTACCTCAACACTTTAGAGATGCCAACACCAGTTAAAAAGTACTGCCCAGATACAACAATGTGGACAAAGAAAAGACTTTTAAAAGATGTGTACTTGCTTAAAGAAAATGAAGCAGTAAGAATAAATATAAATATAGAACCAAATTAGTTGTACACAATTTTGTTAATAACTCAATTATAGTTATATTGCATAAACTAAAACAGAATATAATGAAAGTAAATGATGCAGCTTGGGAAAAGTTAAGAAAGCAAATAGAATATCATACTGAACAAGATAGTGAGATAACTGATGTACATATTAACTACCAAGTAAAACAAGGAAAAAAGAATTATTTAAAACTAAACATAACAATAGACAAATGGGCAACGATAACAGAGTAGACAGACTACAAGCAAAAGTAGAAGAACAACAAGAACTAATTGCATTACTTTACAAGCAGTTAGATGAAAAAGACAATCATACATATGTAGGCGAAACACACACACTACATTGTTCTGATGGTGAACTTGTAATAGGGTATGGTAGCATAGATGAAGATAAAACACTTGTAATGGATGCAGACCAGCTTTTTAGAGACTTACCAAGTATTATTAGTATGGTGTGCAAAGAGCAAAAGAAGATACAACAGATGCACCTAGAAATGATTAAAATAGCACAAGCAGAATTATGATACTATTGATAGATGCAGATAGTTTAATATTTGCTAGTTGTTACAGAAAAAGAGAAACACCAGATGATGAACTATACTATACAGATATAGAAGATAGTAGAAACAAGTTTGACCAACAGTTTATGAAAATTGTAAATGACTTGGAAGATAAATACCCAATAGATAAAGTACTTACATTTAGTGGTTCAAAGGGAAATTTTAGAAAACTGATAACAAAGAAGTACAAAGCCAACAGAAAGAAACAAGAACTGCCACCTTTATTAGATGAGATGCACCAATTTGTAAAAGACCACTATGATAGTATATGGGGTTACGGTTTAGAAACAGATGATATGGTTGCTAGGTACTGGAAGCAAATTAGTGATGATATTGGCAGAGATGAAGTAATGATTGTTTCAATAGACAAAGACTATAAACAGTTTCCTTGCTTGATGTACAACTATCACTACAAGCATAAAGAGATATTAGATATATCAGAAGAAGAAGCTATGTACAATTTTTATGAGCAATTTATAATCGGGGACAGTGCAGACAATGTGCAGTACTTTAGGGGTAAGGGTAGGGTGTTTGCTGGTAAGTATTTAAAAGACTGCACCACAAAATATCAATACACAAGAAAGCTATACGAATTATTTAAACAAGAATACAAAGGTAAAGCAAGACAAAAATACACAGAGTGCTATCACCTTTTAAAATTAAGAACACAATGAAAGATAAAATAGTAGAAGATTTAAAAAGAGAGTTTGACATAAGAAGTTGTGTAGGGATAGACAAATACAAAACAACCTTACAAGACAATAACAAAGATGATTTTTTGCAGCACTTAAAAGAAGAACTTATGGATGCAACATTATACATACAAAAACTACAAAGCAATGGATAGCATAAAACTAATTAAAACACCAATACAAGCATATAAATTATTATTAGAAAAAACTGATGTAGATGTATATAAAAAAACTAGGGTACGAGTAGTGATAGAACATCGTGCTTTTTTTTGTTATATATTAAGAAAGAAGTTTAAAATGACATATCACGCAATAGCAATTTTTATGCGTAAACAATCAGAGATAAATTCTTATGATCACGCAACTGCAATACACGCAGTAAGACAATTTGATATATACAAAAAAGCATCATTTGAATATTTTGATAAACTTGAAAGTCATTTTATTATACCAAAGCATTTTGAATACTCTGAACTTTCTAAACTATTAACTGTTCAAAAAGATTA